AAAGCAAAAAGACCTTAAAAATTCAAGGTCTTCGTGCTAAAAGAAAGGAGGTTAATCTTTCTTATATTATATATAATAACTTATACTATTATAATATAATATAAGTTCATTTTTTTTTTTTTTTTTTGTTTCGTTCCACTTATATTATACCAAAATTTTCACCGTTTTGTCAAATTTTGAAAGTTATAATAATCGGTGTCATTTTTCCAGCGAGTCTTCGCGCGGAATCGTTCTTGAAATAGGTCGGCCGCGCAAGTAAGGTTTTCAATTTCCCAATAAGGTATGCAGTAAATTTTTATTCCTCTAGCAAGGCAATAGCTAATTTTATACCTATCATATTCTTGACGTTTTAAGAAACCTTTTCTATCTTTATGAAAATAAGAATTAAATTCATAATGCGCTGACCCATTAAATTCTATTACTATATTTTGATTTGGTATATAAAAATCACATCTTAGATGATTTCCATGTTTTAATAAGTCTGGAAAAGTTTTTTCTCTTTCGAAAGAAATTTTAGATTCTTGTAATAATTTGATAATTTTTTCTTCTCCTGAGGAAGTTCGTCCATGTCCCCAATTTTTTAAACAGCCGCAACTTTTAGTATGTCCAGAACGAAGGTTTCCTGCTTCAACAGTTGTTATGATACCACATTCACATTTGCATTGCCAAAAAATGTTATTACCTTTTTGATGAGATTTTTGGATTACAGTTAATTTACCAAATTTTTGATTAGTTAGGTCGTCAAAACGTTTTTTACCTAAATTATAGGCTAATTCTTTTGCTTTTTCACGATTTTTACAGCTACAACTTTTTGCTCTGCCATTTTTTAAATCACCGCTATCAACAAATCTTAATTTTCCGCAATCACATTTGCATAGCCATTTAGCATGACGACCGGCGCCTCTTGGCCATTCTTCTTCTGTTGCTCGTCTAATAACTGTTAAATAATTAAATTTTTTACCTGTTAAGTCTTCTGCTGGTCTTCCCATTTTCTTTTCCTCCTATTATAATTATATCATAAAATATAATAGAAATCAAATTTTCTCTTCATAACTACTCATAGAATCTTCCTCCGCATAAAAGTGGAGTTATCAAAGGAAAAGTCTACTTAAGAAAAGAATGAGTAATTAGTTTAAAATTTAAGCTGGAGGTAAAAATAATGTTATATAGAGGTACAACTCCGTATCATAGTTTTACTTTACCTTTACCTATAGATAAAATTGATTTAATTTATATTACTTATCTGCAAAATGGAGAAATTATTTTAGAGAAAGATAAGAGTGATGTTACATTTGCGGCAATTGATAATAATGGTTTTATAACTGATGAAAACTATGGAGATGAAATTGAAAGTAATGATTACGATTATGAATCAGAAGAAATTTCAAATGCTTGTCTTGCAACAGTACATTTAACTCAAGAAGATACTCTTAAGTTTAAATTTTATCCTGCTGCTGAGAAGAATATAACCGCAATTCAAATTAGAGTTTTGGATACAGATGGAGAAGCCTACGATTCAGACGTAATCCATGAACGTATTTATGGTGCGCTGAAAGATGGAGTGATTGGGAGCAGAAGAGGTAGATAATGGAGAAGAATTTCAAGGCTAAATTTAATAATAGTCAAAATACCTTTTCGAAAATTAAGTTTCATAAGTCATCTAATAACTTTGAAACCGAAATTAAAATGAATTCCACCCCATCTGAAGATATACTTTATGATGAAGTTATAATTTATGATGGTGGAGGAGTAGACGGATATGGCGACTAAAAAGAGACATGTAAAAGCTATAATTCAACTACGCCGCGCAACAGAACCTGAATGGTTTCTAAAAGACCCAGTTTTGAGACTTGGAGAACCAGCTTATTCTACAGATGTTAATAAGTTAAAAGTAGGTAATGGAACCGACCATTGGACGGTTTTAGAATATTTGAATGATAGTGAATTTGCGGCGTTGATGAGGGAGATTGAGTCACGACCTGTGTATACTGCGGGCCGTGGTATTTCTCTAGAGAACGATGAAATTAGCGTAGAAGATTTTATAATTGATTGTGGCACCAGCACCACAGTTATATAGGAGGTGGGTTATGAGTGCTACATGGAATACAAGAGTCCAATTAAAACGAGATACTACAGAGAATTGGAATAATGCAACCGGTTTTATTCCGCTTCAAGGTGAGATTATTATTTATACAGATTATAGTAGTTATGAAAAAGAAATCAATGGACAAATGGAGACAATTTTAATTCCTAATATTAAAATTGGAACAGGCAATTCATACGTTCAAGATTTACCTTTCGTTGATAAAGAAACAAGAGATATGTTAATGGAACATATTAACAATTTAGATATTCATACTACTTTATCTGAAAAACTTTTTTGGAATAATAAGGTTAACATAGACGATGCTTATGCTCAAGTATATCAAGAATTAGAGGATGAGACATTGATTTTTAATAGATTATAGGAGGAGATACAATGCCTGATATTAGTAAAATTCAATTACCTGGTTCGGGTGGAGTTTATAACATAAAAGACGCGGTAGCCCGTGAAATGATTTCGGGTGGTGTATCTTTTATTGTTGGCTGGGATGGCGCGAGCACCCCAGACATCACAAAGATTCCTGAGGGAGTTACTGTAAAATATAATGGTACTAACTATACTGGTACTTTAGATGCAGAAGATGCAACAGCTGGTGCATTTTATTTAATTAAATCAGCCACATCTACTACTGGTTCACCAAGTGATTCATATGATGAATATGTGCCAGTTGGTACTACTGGGTCAAAAACTTGGGAAAAAATTGGTGATACTCAAGTTGATTTATCAGATGTAGTTACTGGCGTTACTTTAAATAAACAAACAGATGTAGTTCTTGGAGAAGCTACCACTTTTACAAATGGTACTTCAACCGTTTCTTTTAGTGGCGGTACAAGTGATGTAGTTCTTGGTGAAGCAACAACTTTTACCTCTAGCACACCAACAATTACTGTTACACCTTCTACTACAAATATTAAAGCTACTGCAAGTGGTACTGCTGTAAGTGCAAATGGAACCGCAGCAGCAGTTACGGGTTATCCAAATACAACTAGTGATACTTTTGTAAAATCAGTTACTGCTGAGACAGGAAAAAATTTAGTTACTACAAGTATCGTTCCCACAAATGGAACAGAAAGTGTTTCAAAAGTTACTAAAACGGCAAGTAAATTAGTTACAACTTCAATTCCAAATGTTACAGCTAATACTTCTGTTTCAATTCCAAATGTAACTGGTAATTCAAGTGTTACAGCTAATAAATCTACTTGGACTTTTACTATGGGTTCTGGTGATGCTTCTGAAACACTTATAATTGGCGGAGGAAATGGAAGTGATGTAACCGCAACTAATACGACACTCGGTACTAATTTAACTGCTACTAATACTACACTTGGTACTGCAATTACTGCAGCTACTGGTGCAGTTGCCTCAACAGGAACAGGTAGTGATATTGTTACTGCAGTTTCAATTAGTGATAAAACTGTTGCTAAAGTTGGTACTGCTGTTACAGTTGCTACTGGTGCAACAGATGAAAATGGTACTGGCGATGCAGTTGTTACAGGAGTTACTGTTGGTACTTCAGGTTCTGCTCTTACAGGTCTTGGTACACCAAGTACTGCAACCGCACTTACAGGAGTTAAAGTTACTGCTCAACCTACAATTGCTCTTGCAACTGGTGCGACAGCAGGAACTGGAGTTATTAGTGTGGCTACTGGAATTAGTTCTGCTACTTCAACACAACCAAGCATTACAGTAGGTACAAATGATAAAGTTACTGCAGTTACTGGTATTGGTACTGGTACAGCCGCAGCTCAAACAATTACGGTTGGAACAAACGATAAAGTTACTGTTCTTAAGAATGATACAAGCCTTACAGTAAATAAAGGTAACGAATAAAGGAGGTGATTTAAATGGCTAATATTAGCTCAATTAAATTACCTAGCGGAATAACATATGATTTAAAGGATAACGGGGCTTTGCAACTGACCGGCGGCCAGGTAACTGGCCCCGTTACTTTTGGGGATTCTATTACAGTTGATGAGGCTACTATTGGTGATTTGGTTGTTAATGGTGCGGCCTCTTTTACTAATAATATACAAGCCAATACAATTAATGGAGTAACCGTAGGAAGTTCTCCAAAATTTACTGATACAAACACAGAGGTTAGTGCGTTTACATTAGCAACAGATACTGGAACCTCTACTATTACCTTAAGTTCTGCGGGAAAATATAAGTTGACTGCTGGTTCAAAAAGCATTATTTTTACAATGCCAACAATTCCTACAGTATCTTATCCCGTTACCTCAGTTAATTCAAAAACTGGTGCAGTTACATTGAGTGCATCAGATGTTGGAGCATTGGCTAGTAGTACAACTTATGTATCTACAATTACAACTACAGCGGGCGCACATACCGCAATTACTAATAACTCTGGCGCAGTTAGTTTTAATGTTCCTACTACTGCGGCTCATGTAGGCGCAGCGACATCAGACCACGTGCATGGAAATATTACTAATGGTGGTGATATTACTGCAACAGCACCTACAATTGCAAGTGGAGACCAAATCATTATTAATGACCATAGTGCAAGTAAGATTACTAATGGTCCAACATTTGATGGTTCTACTACGACTACTGCTTTAACCCCCAAGGGAACTTGGGAAAGTTTTACTAAAGTTCAAATTGTGAGGTGGTAACTATGCCAGTATATTTAGGAACAAATAAAGTTGAAGTACATGGATTAACTGATTTAAGTGGTGCAAGTATTATAAATAACCAAAATAAAACAGTTAATCCTTCGACTTCACAACAATCAATTACTTATGATAGCGGTTATACAGGATTGGGTACAGTAACAGTTACTGCAATGCCAACTTTAACATTACCGACTTCTACAAGTACTGGCGCGACTTCTGGTTATACCTCAAAAGCAACAATTGGTCGTAGCACATCTGACCAATATATTAATATTGGTACGGGATATAATAGTGCTGGTGCATATTATAAGATTTCTGCGGTTGCAAATGGAAGTGTAAGTGCGCCAACTGCGAGTAAAGGTACGGTAAGTAATCATGCAATTAGTGTTACTCCAAGTGTAACTAGTACTACGGGTTATATAACTGGTGGCACTACAACGGGTACTGCAGTTACAGTTTCTGCTTCAGAACTTGTAAGCGGAAATTTAGAAATTTCATCTAATGGAACAAATATAGATGTAACGAATTATGCTACTGTTAGTGTTTCAGTTTCTGGCGGTGGAAGTTCACCAACAATTCAATCTTTAAGCGTTACTCCTACTACTTCTGAGCAAACTTTTAATAGTTCAAGTGTTGATGGATATAAGCCAGTTACAGTTGCGGCCATGCCTACAATGACATTACCAACTTCTGCGGCTTCATCTGCGACAAGTGGGTATACAAGTAAAGCTACGATTGGTCGTTCTACTTCTGCACAATACATCAATATTCCGCCTGGATATAATAGTACTGGCGCATACTATGTAATTAGTGCGGTAGCAAATGGTTCAGCAACTGCGCCAAGTTCAATCTCCGGAAGTTCTGCAATAGTTACAACAGGTACGAATACAATTACTTTAACTAAAACAGTAAGTGTTACTCCTTCAGTAACTGCTGGTTATGTAAGTTCTGGAACGGCTGGAAATTCAAGTGTAAGTTTAACCGCTTCTGTAACAGTTGACCCAACCCCAACAGCGAGTGGCGCAACAGTTACAATTCCTGCTGGCTACTATACCGAAGCAACTTCTAAAGCTGTTACTACAATGACACTTCCAACCTCCGCATCTTCAAGTGCGACAAGTGGATATACAAGTAAAGCGACAATTAGTCGTTCTACTTCTGCGCAGTATATAAACATACCTCCTGGTTACAATAGTGCTGGTGCGTACTATGTAATCAGCGCGACTCCAAATGGAAGTGCAAGCGCGCCGACTTCGATTTCAGGCACATCAGCTACTGTATCAACTGGAACAAATACTCTTACACTTACAAAAACTGTTAGTGTAACTCCAGTTGTTAGCGCAGGTTATGTCTCAAGTGGTACTGCAACGAATAGTTCAGTTTCACTTACTGCTTCAGTTACAACTAAAGCAGCAGCGACGATTACACCGGGAACTACAAATCAAACAATTGCAAGTGGTACTTACTTAACTGGTACTCAAACAATTGCGGGGGATGCAGACTTAGTTGCATCGAATATTGTTAGTGGTGTACAAATTTTCGGAGTTACTGGTAACGTTGTATTGCAAAACTATTATACTGGAAGTTCTGCTCCTTCTTCTTCAACAGGAAGTAACGGAGATTTATATCTTCAGAGTTAAGGGGGTAGACTATGGCAACAATTAGATTAGTTCCAAGTACATATGCAGTATCATCAACATCATATTTAAGCGTATCTAATGCAAGTAATATGTATACAAATGTTGATAGTACCACATATGCTACTATTACAAATACATATGCTTCTACCTCATCAAGATATTTATACTTAAGAGGTTTTAATTTTGACGATATACCAGATGGAGCTGAAGTTACTAGTTTTACTGTAAAAATTAAAGGATATGAAAGTGGTTTGGCAACTTCTACTTCATATGCTCCTAGATTAGCAAATGGCACTTCAGCTATTTCAAATACAACAGCAAGCACAAATTTTGGTACTTCAGCAACCACAATAACAATACCAACTGGCGCCTTGACTTGGTCTCAAATTGTAAACACTTATGGTTCTAACTTTACCATAATGGTATATGTTAGAAGAAATAGTAGAAATACAACAGGTTATTTCTATTGCTATGGTGCTGAAATTGATGTAACATACACTATGCCAGATCCGCGCACTATTACATCGACATTAAGTGGCAATGGTACAATTAGTCCAAGTGGTTCTGGCACATATTATGACGGAGATGAATATGAATTAACGATTACTCCAACAAATATATCTGATACAGTTACTGTAACTAATAATAATGTTGATGTTACCGACCAATTAGTAGAGCATTATAGTGGCGGTACCTCAACCTCATATTCAACCGCATCAGGAAGTAGTGTTACGACAGGATTTGCAAGAAGTGGCGGTGCATTTTATCAAAGTTCTTCAACTACAAGTGATTCATGGCTTAGATATGCGATAGGGCATACGGCTGAAAGCCCATATTCTACATCTAATACAAGTAATACATATTGTAAAGATGGTACGAATGATGCAACGACTCAAGGCTGGATGAATTACCCGTTCGATTTTAGTAGTCTTCCAGATGACGCTGAAGTAACTGCCGTAGAAGTAAAGTGTTATGGCGCGGCAGAAAGCACAACTGAAACTGCACGTCATGCAGATGTTTCTCTTTGGTGTGGGAATGAACAAAAAGGAACGACACAACAATTTTCAAGTACTTCAAATACCACTATGACTTTATCTGATCCTGGGGAATGGACAAGAGAAGATTTGCAAGATGCATGGGTCAGATTCGGAGTAGGATATTATGGTGGACGTATTTTAGGTATTACCTGGAAAGTAACCTATACTTATGGAGGTACTCTTCATCATTATACTTATTCATATGATGTAAATGGTAATGCTACAATTGCGGTTACTATTGGGAGTGGTGGTTCACAACCTAAAATATATGTAAAAGTTAATGGTATTTGGACACAATATAGTAAAGTTTATAAAAAAGTTAATGGGGCTTGGGTTGAACAAGCAAGTTCAACTTGGTCTACCTTATTTAATACAAATACAAATTATAGGAAAATGAGTTAAGCTTTAGCTTAGTTTATAATAGGGAGATTAAATAATATGGCTACAACTACAAATTTAAATAGTTTGGTAATAAATTATTTAACTCAAGCGCAATATGATTCTGCAGTCAGTGGAGGTACAATTGATGCGAATCAATTGTACTTGACACCAGAATCAGGTAATACTTTATCTAGTGTTGGAATTGAAAATGCTACTAATGGTGGTTTATCAATTAGTAATTCACCCCTGACTAGCGATGGGACAATTACAATAGGTCATAGTAACGTACTTAGTTCTGCGCAAACCACACAAGCACTTTATCCAATTACAATAGATAAGAATGGGCATATAAGTGCTTATGGTACCGCAGTTACAATACCTTCTGCTGGAACAACAGCAAGTGCAGTAAGTACCAGTTCAAGTGGCGGTTCGGCAACAACCTGGTCAAAATCAGATCATGTGCATAGCATAAGTAGTAGTACGATTATATCTGCTTTAGGTTATACTCCAACAACCACACCAGTTATGACTTGGTATGGAACTAGTAGTACATCCGCTTCAACTACAGCCAAAGTAGTTACGTGTTCCGGATTCACATTACAAACTGGCGCGATAATTGGAATTTTATTTTCAACCGCAAATACTGCGGCGACTCCAACCTTAAATGTAAATAGTACTGGCGCGAAGTCGATTTATGTTGGTTCAGCAACACCAACAGCAACGGATAATGTATTAAAGTGGTCTGCAAATACGATGGTTTATTTCTTATTTGATGGTACGTATTTTAGATATATAACTTCTGTTTCTGCTGGTTCGGTAGTGCCTTCAAGAGGCGCAAATACTTGGTATGGAACTAGTTCAACAAGCGCATCTACACAAGCAAAAACTTCAGCAATTGATAATTTTGTTTTAACGAAAGGCACGCTTGTATCAATTACATTTAGTACCGCAAATACATATACATCAGCAAAGATTACTTTAAATATTAATTCTACTGGT